AAAAAGTATACCAAGGGAAAAGAAAACCCGGGAGGAAATACAGGAGGCCAACATGAGGCAGGCGGCCCGGAAGCTGGCCAGAAAGATTAACGCAAACTTTAAGCCGGGAGACTGGCATGTAACCCTCACATATCGGGACAAGCCCACCAAGGAGGCAGCCCAGGAGTACATTGCAAATTTCCTGGACCGGATGCGGGACCGATACAAGAGGCGCGGACATCCGCTGAAGTATGTCCTGGTAACAGAGTATAAGAGAAAGCGGATACACCACCATATCATTTTAAACAACATCAACGACGGAAAGAAAACCACGGCGGACTTTGTAAGGGAGATATGGAGAGGGAAAGGGAACCCGAAGTTTGTCCCCCTATATGACAGCGGGGAATATCAGACACTGGCCGAATACTTAATCAAGGAGACGGAAAAGACCTTCCGGGAGGAGGACTGTCCGGTCAGGCAGCGGTATTCCTGCTCCCGGAATCTGATAGAACCTCCACCAAAATATAAGACCGTAAAAGTGAAAAAGGGCTGGGAGATGGACCCGAAGCCCAGGGAGGGGTATTACATCCTGCCGGGCAGCCTTTACAACGGGTTTGATAAGGCAGGGTACCCATACCAGCGATATGTGATAGTAAAGCTCAACCCAACGCCGAGTGACTGGGAACCGGAAAGGAGCAGGGAAAAGTGCAGGACGTGAATATCTATATAGAGACCTCCTTCCATGGACCGGCCAGGAAGGACGGCGAATATCTTTATCTCCTGGAATGTATCAGGAACGGGGCGCCGGCCACCAGGGAGGGCCGGGGAGCCATGGAGCGGGCTACAGAGAACCAGCTCGCCCTTACGGCCCTGGCAGAGGCCCTGGGCCGCCTGAACTGCCCGTGTGAGCTGCGCATATATACCACCTGTCAGCACATCCTCAATACAATGCAAAACAGCTGGGCCAGACAGTGGCAGAAGAACGAGTGGAGAAACGCCAAGGGAACACCCGTAAAGAACGCGGACCTTTGGGAAAGAATCCTTCAGGAGCTGGACCCGCATCGGTATCTGTTTACGGACGAACACCACGAATACAGGCAATGGATGCAATCAGAATTTAGGAAAGGGAAGATAACATGAAATCTCATCAGGAAGAATCCCGGACAGACCGAGTAAATACTGGGGGAAAGCCGGGAAACGATAAAGTAAAGGGCGGCATTGAACCGCTTGAAGTTGAGGCGTTTAAACGCCGGATAAAAGAAGGGGACAGGCTGTACTGCTACAGGCCGCGGCGAAAGGGTGATGATGAAGTCATACTGGAAAAGATGTCAGTCATCAAACCGCATGAACACATCGTCACCATGGCCTATCATGGGGTAAGGGGAAACGCATATGAAACAAGCATGACTTGGGGCGAGGCCATCCAGCTAAACCGCATGACACAGAAGCAACTGGCGCGGGAAGTGGCGCGGATGCGTAAAGAAATGGGGATAGTATGCCCTGACGACAGCAACCCTAAAAAAGAAAAAGCACATGGCGGCCGCAGAATAAACAGGAGCGAATACGCAGGCCGAATCATGACATACAGGGAAAAGGGAATGACCTATGCACAGATATCCTGCCGGGTGGGAATCTCCGCCAGTACGGTAAGGGAAATCTACATAGAGGAGGCGAAACGGAATGTTTGATAAATTTGGAGAATTTGACAGCGCGGATGAACTGAACCGGGCAGCAGCGGCGCAGAGGAAGGAAGGAGACAACGAGGCCATCCTTGCTATCGCGGAGGAAAACGGGATAGACAGGGAGGACGCCATGGACTTTATAGACGGCTGTGTGGCCGCCTTCGTGACTCCACTCATGGCGGCCTACGGGAAACTGGACATCGAGGCAAAAGCACTGAAGCCATACGAAATCATGGAGGACTGGCTTCAGTACATCAAGCTGAGATGTGCAGAGGAACCGGAGATGGCCGTGGCCGTCAGGCGCAAAGGAAAAAGCCTGAAGGGCTGCATCGCGGCTCTGCTGGAATGGAGCATGAAGAACCAGCATCCGGTAGACAGCGACATCCTAAAGGCGGTCGGAATCAATTACAAGGTAACGCTGGGGATACCCGGGATGGGCCGCGCCAAGAAAATCATCACGGAATATTACATGGGAAAGGAGCAGTAAGATGCTTGCATACAAAGGATTCAATGCGGACCTGACCTGCACCTGCGGGAGAGGAACGTTTCAGTATGAGATAGGGAAAACCATAAAGGAAAGCAAATCCAAATGCCGGAATTCAGGCGCCCACTGTGCCGAGTACCCGTTAGAGTGCCTGCGGTGGTATCCGCTGGGATGCGGAAACCGGTATTTCCTGGTGGAGGCCTCCGGAAGCCTGGACGAACTGGGCGGGACCGATACCCAGCTGGCCTGTACAGAAATCACCCTGTTAAAGGAGCTGTCCCTCCGGGAGCTGGTTGGCCATGCCATGATGTATATGGTCAATCATCCGCTCCGGGAGTGGGAAATGAACATGCAGTGCTGCAGCGTCAGAAAGGATAAGGCAGAGGCATGGAGCGAGGGAAGCATGGCAATTGCCAGAGGCCCGCATCCCAAAGTCAAGGGAGCGGCCGGCAGCGTCCTGGGATTAATCCGGGAAGTAAACGGCGAGATTGAGGAGGCAAGGCTGTTTAAAGTAAACGGAACTATAAAACCGAATACATGGTACACCCTGGAGGGCAGGGAACCGAAGGAGGCAGAGAATTGAAACGGAGCAGCGTATTAAAAACAGAGCCGGTGCGGTCGGACCAGGACGGGGCGGTGTTGACCGCTCAGGCCGTAGAGGAAATCCTGATACTGAATTACTGGAAGGACCGGGAGCTGATTGGCCGGTACTGCATGAACACCATTACAGGGGAGCATGAGGCCTATTATACCAAGACCGGCATATGGAGGCAGACAAGGCTCCAGACCTTGTGCGAATACGATGCGACGCGGTACTGGTATTACAAGCTGGACAACAACATACCAATCAATTCCGAAGCGGATGTGAAGCTGATAAAGAAATTGCTGCCGGAGAAATTCGGCGCAATGGAACCGCTAGCCCGTGTCCGGAGCAGGGAGAATGATTATAACAGTAACCAGAGGGAGTCGAAGGAGAGCCGCCGTCTGGAACGTATCCGGAACCTGATGAACAAAATCCCTCCTCTTCCTGCAGATTTTAACGAATGGATTATCAAGACGTCATCGGGGGACCAGGATTATGCCTTTTATGATAAGAATTCCGAACGGTGGAGCTGCACGGCCTGCGGTAAGGATGGAAACGCTGGGAAATTTAAAAGGCCGGACGGGAAAAAGGCAAGGCACAATGACCGTATAACCTGCCCCTACTGTGGAAAAACCATACAGGCAAAAACGCGGACCCATGCCATACAGCTAAAGACGAACGCCGCCGTCATGAAGAATATAGACAGTGACAGGAGTGTAGTGAGGCATTTAGACATAAGAATCACATGGGAAGGACGGGGGCACAAGATTGAAATATCGGAAGCGGTGCGCGTATTTCCGCTCCGAAACCACAAAAAACTTGCATGTGACATTTACTATAACCAGTCCGAACGAGGGTTTGAGTGGAATTATCCTTGGGATAAACGAGGCTGCTTCGACGTTAAAAACCCGTCCAACCGAAGAATGACCGAGGAATACCTGTATCCGGAAGGGATTGAGGCCGCGCTGGAGGGAACCTGCTATGAGGCCTGGAAAAGGATATTTCGCCAGCTGGCAGAGGCCGGGAAGAAACTGGAGTATAACCGGCTGATGGCTACGCAAGACAATAAAGGCCTGGTAAACATGGTGGAATATCTATTCAAGGGACGGTTTAACCGGCTGCTGCAGGAGACAACCAGAAACATAGGATGCTGGACCTGTGAGTACTACGGACCTCTGTATAAGGACGGAGAGACCATAGAAGAGGTATTTAATCTCTCTGACCGGCAGATAATCAACCGCATCAGGGAGTGTGACGGAGGGGAGAATGCCGTGCGGTGGATGCGATGGGCTGAGGAAACTGGAAAGAAGATAGACCAGGAAACGCTGGGATGGCTTACATCCGAGAATATAGAGATGAGGAGCCTGTCATTCGTGGAGAACCAGATGTCACCCAGGCAGGTCATGAATTACGTGAAACGCCAGCAGGCAGAGGGATATGCCGGAAAGAGTGCAAGGGCAGTCCTGGAACAATGGGCGGACTACCTGAACATGTGCCGGCAAAAAAAGAAAGATACAACAGACGAGATGGTATACCGGCCAAGGGAGTTGAAACGCAGACACAATGAGCTGGTGGAGGAAATGCGGAAGGAAAGAATGCTGGAACAGCTGAAACGGGACGAGAAAGCCACCGAAGAAATGGCCAGGAAGATGGCGGAGAAGTATCCGGGCGCAGAGAAGATACTGGAAGAAATCCGCGATAAATACGAATACCAGAATGAGGAATACATGATGATTGTACCCAGGAGCCTGCTTGACATTGCCATAGACGGGAGCGCCCTGCACCATTGCACCGGGTGGAGCGAACGTTATTATGAGCGCATCATGCAGAGGGAGACTTACATCTGTTTCCTCCGCAGGAAGGCCGAACCGGATATCCCATATTACACCATTGAGGTGGAACCGGGCGGAACGATCCGGCAGCACAGGTCGTATCTGGATGAAGAACCAGGCGTTGAGGAGATAAGAGGATTTCTGCGGGAGTGGCAGAGGGAAATAAAGAACCGTCTGACGAAGGAGGACCATAGACTGGCCAGCGTAAGCGTCATCAAGCGACAGAAGAACATAGACGAACTGAAAGAAAAGAACAACACCAGAGTGTTAAAGTGCCTGGAGGAAGATTTTATGGAGGCCATATAAATGGATGAAGTGAATAAAAGCGGTACATATGCAAGCTATGAGACATACAAAGAGGCATTTGACACTGAGGTAAAGAGGACGGAATTAGGGTTCGTCCGGATCGGGTACATGCTCCGGGTGGCCACGGATACGGACATCCTGAAGGAATCCGGATACGCCACCATGGAAGAATTTGCCTGGAACGAGTACCGGCTGGACAGGAGCCAGACATCGCGGTTCGTTAATATCAATAAACGGTTCTCCGTGGATGGCTATTCAGACCAGCTCCAGGAGCGGTATCAGGGATACGGAGTGGCAAAGCTGGGAGAGATACTGACCCTGCCGACAGAGGTGATTGAGATTCTTTCCCCGAAGCTGTCTCGGCCCGACATTCAGAAGATTAAGAAAGAAATCCAGGAAGAAAAGAACGTGACAGACCTGGAGATTCTGATGGAGGAGCCCGACGAGACCCAGGCAACCATGGACAGCAACTTAAGCCGCTTTATCCATCAGTACATACATGACAACCCGAAGTCATTGCAGGGGTTCTGCGAGGCCGTGAAGATGGACGGGGAGCATATGACGGGATACCTGATGGACCTGCTTGCCCCGTCGGGATACGCCGTACAGATGGCCAGAATTCCGGGGACGGGGAAAATGATGCTGACCATATCCGGAAAGAGCCAGCCCCTTATCCTGATGAACGTCAGGAGCAACGACAAGGAAGAATTTGCCTGGACAGACCTTCAGGGTATTCTTCATCGCCTTATCACGAAAGAAACCGCGGAGGCCTGCTGGAACGCGCTGTATGAGGAGCCCTATCCGCCGGCAGAGGAGGAAAAGGAAGCCCAGAGGCAGAGGAAGGCCGAAGCAGAGAGAAAGGCAGAGGAAAAGCGGAAAGCGCAGGAGGCCAAAGAGAGGGAGAAGGCCCGACAGGCAGAGGCGCAGAGAATCCAGAAAGACAAGGAACACCAGGAGCGGGAAGCAGCAGCCCAAAAGCAGGCAGTTGCACCGGTACAACCGGAAACCCAGGCAGCGCCGGAGCCAAAAGAGGAGCCACAAGAGGAACCAAAAGAGGCGCCAAAGGAAGAACTGGCCCAGGAACCCCAGGAGCCAGGTACATTCCCGATGCCGGAGCCGCAAGAGGACACGCCAAACAGCCCGCAGGAAGCAGTGCAGATGGAATTGGAGGATTATCCGGGAGTCGCCCCGGAGAAATACATCACCTGCCACGACGGCACCCAGGTCATAAAGCCAATGGAAAGCCTGCGGGACGAAGGCTGCCGGCTGGCAGAGGAGGTTACGCAGTGGATGCGGACCGGAACCATGGAATATGCCCGGGAGACCCAAAGAAACATTGCACGCCTGGGAGAAATTATAAAGGAGATGTTGCAGGATGAAGAGTGTGATTGAGGCGGAACCAGTCAGCCAATGCTTCTTGTGAGGACGTTGGGGACCATTGGAAAAGCATCATATATTTGGCGGAGCAAACAGGAAATGGTCAGAAAAGTACGGTCTGACCGTCCACCTGTGCAAAACCTGCCACACGGACAACAAGAAAGGGGTGCACGCGGATGCGAATAAGGCAGAGAAAATGCACAAAATTGGACAGGCAGCATTTGAGCGGACACACACAAGACAGGAATTTTTTAATATATTTGGGCGCTATTATCTTGACGAGGAGGATGAGCAGGAGGAAACGGTATCCGAGCCGGAAAAAGATGGATTCTTCTTCCTTCCGGACGATGACCTGTGAGGACCTGATTGGAAGGACCATCCGCTTCCGGGACAGGATACAGTGCTATGAGTGCGACGAGCCGGATCCATATGAGATGTGCCCGGATATTGGCAACCCGGACAACTGCCCGAAAAAGGACTACGAGGTTAAGGTCCAGAAAGTATCCGTAAGCCGGGTGAAAGGGGAAACCATATACACCATTAATGATGATTATGAGTTCCCTGCCGGGGACTTTTGGAAGGTGGTAAGGATTGGAAAAGCAGGATGAAACGACAGAGGCTATGAAAACCGCTATGTCCATAGAGAGCATGCCGGAAGAGGCCGGGCCGGCGGAATACATCGGAAAGAAACAGTCAGGAGACCGGACCTACCTGCTGTACAGGGACAAGCAGGGGCTGTATTGGTATAAGACAGTTTTTAAGACCGCGGCCGGCTACATATCGGAATATGAATACATTTTTGGGCCAAAGAAGAACAGGAGGAGAAGATGAACAGAGTCATACTAATGGGAAGGCTGACCAAAGACCCGGATATAAGGTACACCCAGGGGGAGCGCTCCATGGCCATCGCAAGGTACACCCTTGCAGTGGACAGGAGGGGCCGCAGGGGCCAGGACAGTTCCGCGGAGCAGCAGACAGCCGATTTCATCAACTGCGTTGCATTTGACCGCGCTGCTGAGTTTGCCGAGAAGTATTTCCGTCAGGGAATGCGGGTGCTCGTATCGGGCAGGATACAGACAGGAAGCTATGTGAACCAGGAGGGACGGAAAGTATACACAACGGAGGTCATACTGGATGACCAGGAGTTCGCGGACAGCAAGGGAGCGTCGGGCAGAGGTCCGGAGCAGCGGCAGGTCCAGGGCGCGGACATCGGGGAAGGCTTTATGAGCATTCCGGATGGCATCGAGGATGAAGGGCTGCCATTCTCTTAATTAAAAATACAAATGGAGGACAAACAATATGTTAAATAATACAGAAAACAACAAGGTAAGCATGATGGGTGAGATTGCTTCCGGATTTACCTTCAGCCACGAAGTGTTCGGAGAAGGATTTTATATGGCGGATGTGGCTGTCGGCCGGCTCAGCGGGCAGGTAGACATTATTCCCCTAATGGTATCCGAGAGCCTGATAGACATACATAAAGACTATACTGGCCACGCCATGGAGTGCACGGGTCAGTTCCGCTCCCATAACCAGCACGAAGGAAACAGGAGCAAGTTAAAACTGTCTGTGTTTGTAAGAGAGCTCCATCTGACCTCGTCCGCTCCAATGGATTGCACAAAGAACAACCAGATATTCCTGGATGGTTATATCTGCAAGCCACCCGTTTACCGAAAAACTCCGCTCGAAAAGGAAATAGCGGACATCCTCCTGGCAGTAAACCGTCCATACGGAAAATCGGACTATATCCCCTGTATCTGCTGGGGCCGCAATGCGCGCCGCGCTTCCGGATTCGAGGTAGGAACCAGGATAGAGATATGGGGCCGCATACAGAGCCGGGGATACACCAAAAAAATCAGCGAGACAGAAACTGAAATGCGTACTGCCTACGAGGTATCAGTGTTGAAACTGAAGAGAGGAGAAGGCAATGAAATGTGAAATGTGTGATTGCCACACATCAAAGACAGTAAAAATCAAAAACAACAAGAATGGAAACGAGCTGAATATTTGCCGGGGCTGTGCCGTACAGAATGGTTTTATAAAAAAGCCGCCAGGTACCCACTGGGAATGCAGGTATTGTGATTGCACCAGAGGGGTTCCGTATGCGGATGAACCAGACTTTATGGTATGCGCCCAGTGCGGAGCCGAGTGGGAAGATTGCAAAGTGTTGGTTGATGATGATGACTATTAACTATTTTTGAATGGAGGCAGAGGGATGACCATGAGAAAGGAACAGGAAATGAAAGTGGAAAATAATAATGGCAGAATTACAGAAATTAGATGTAGCGAGTTGACGATGAAAGAAAGGAAGTTACTTTTAAAGGTATTTAGAAATATTAACCGAAAGAGGAGCCATAGAGGAGAAGAAACAATGGAGTACGTGATGAGAAATGATAATAATATGAATATTTCTCGCCCAATGTAACACAAGGGCGAGAAATGTAAAATCAGAGCATGTTATTACTCATGTGCATCACATACAAAAAATTTTCTTCAAGTTCTTTTTCGTCAGGGACGGCTTCGGGGCCATCATAGTCCACCCATGCATCAGGAGAACCGTTTTTCCTGTATGCAGATACATCAAGGGAAGCAGGTATAATCTCGCCATCATCCTCATCTTCTTCAGAGATTGATAGGCGGACATATTCCATGCCATCCCTGCGGATGTCCTGCAGAAGAGAACGAAGTTCAAAAACATTTACAATAATACTGTCTTTCATAAGAAATACATCCTTTCGTAAGTATTTTCAGCATAGAGGGCTGATAACATAATTATATGATGGACGGTGATAAAAAGCAATTAGAAACACAAAACACGCATTAAGCGAAGGAGGCAGAGGGATGACCACGGAAAAGAAAATAGAGTTGATTGCTGAAAGGTACGGATATGAGCCTCAGAGCCGCCAGTGCATAGAAGAAATGACAGAGCTTACCCAGGCAATCAACAAGCTATGGAGAAAACGCAACTTCGGAGGAAATGACAGGCAGATAGCAGAGGCGGAGGATGCAGTCCTGGACGAGATGGCCGATACCTTAATTATGCTGTGGCAGTTAAAGTACCTTCTTGGTTTTGGAGAGGGACCGCTTGCGAAGCGAATTGAGGAGAAACTAAATAGGCAGCTTAAACGAATGGGAGTGGCAGAGGAATGATAAAGATAGCAAAACTGGCTACAGCCCACATGTTTGATGAAAATAATCCAGAAGATTCCGACTATGAGTTATGGAAAGGCATAGCTGAATATATGGACGGAGAGAATGCCTATGTTGTCGAAAGCACAGCCATGGAAGGAAAATATGTTTTCCTTGGCCTGTGTGATGGGAACAAGGATAAAGAACTTGCCTATATGATGGAACAGGATAGCATGACAGGGGTATTTATTGACGACCGGGAAGGATTTGAAGCGGCCTGGGAATCAAAAGAATATGAACATGAAGGATGTTTTTGCATAGAGCCACAATGGATAGAAACATTCAAAAGTCTGGAGGAGGCAGAGGGATGATTGAAGAAGGAATCGCTAACGACCTATCAATGGTAGTTGAAAATGCAAAATTGATGGGATGCCAAGAGGTTAAGTCATTTAGACATATACCATTGAAAAATGTTGAGGCTGTCATATCAGCTCTACAGAAACAGATAGCAAAAAAACCAGAGGATGAAAGGTGTTTTATTAAAGACAAAGAGAATATCGGATTGTGCCCATCTTGTGGTGAAGGGGTCAATTCAAATTATCCATATTGTGGACACTGTGGGCAGAGAATCAAATGGGATATTGAGTGGTGCATGGAGGTAGATGGATGAATAGACTGACAACAAACGAGGAATTTCCGCACGGAGCGGAGGGAAAAAGAGCAGACAAATTAACTGGATATTGGTGCCGCGGGGAGTTTGAGGCTACTGCCTGTGTTGAAAAGCTATCCCGATATGAAAACACCGGATTGGAACCAGAGGAGATAGAGGGGATGTTGTATAAGTGGATTCCAGTAGCGGAGAGGCTGCCGGAAAAACCGAAAGAAAATCCGCTATATGATAACAAGCCACTAGAGATATATTTAGTGTCTGTCAAAAATACAAACTGTGTGATTAGAGCATTTTGGAATGGAACATCATTTACGGATGGCTGGGATAAACCGGACGTGCTGGCCTGGATGCCATTACCGGAACCATATAAGGAGGCAGAGGGAGGAACAGGTCATGATAAGACCAATATTATTTAATGGTGACATGGTCAGGGCAATCTTGGAAGGGAGTAAGACAGTTACCAGGAGAGTGATTAAACCGCAGTTTGAAATATCCTCAGAAGGAACAGAATATGAATGTAGCCACGAAAAGGGATTCTGGGATATGGGAGGAAATGAGTGGGCTTGTCGTCAATGCGGCTATGGAGTAATACCGATGCGAGGAGGCTCCTGGATACACGCTCCATATGGCGCTGGTGATATTCTGTATGTTCGGGAAACATGGCAGCACTTGTATGAGTTGGACGGAAACGAGCAGATTATCGAAGGAACCGGAAGATACTATTATGCTGCAACTGATACATTTCCATTTGATACATATGTTGATTCACAAGGGATTTCTCATCACAAAATACCTTGGCGGCCATCCATACATATGCCCAAGGAAGCCGCACGCATCTGGCTGAAGGTGACAGATATACGGGCAGAGCGGCTACACAATTTGACCAACAAAGACGCAAAAAGGGAGGGTGTCACTGTAGAGACGGACAATAGTGGGATAGCGCATAGAGCCGCATTCATGAGATTATGGGATTCCACTATTAAAAAATCTGACATAGGTACATATGGATGGAACGCCAACCCGTGGATATGGGTGATTGAATTTGAGCGGTGTGAGAAGCCGGAGCCATGCATTCTGCGCGGAGTAGAACCGGCAGAAGAAAAAAGGCCATGTATTGGATATGGGGACGCTTGGGCGGATGAACCATGCGAAATGTGCAAGGGATGCTCGCAATGTACCGGAAATAACGAGGAGGCAGAGGGATGATAGATAGACAAGAAGCAATTGCGATATTACAGGAGCACATTAATACATACCGCTACCAAACCACAGATAAGGGATGGGAGCAAATGGTACGCACTGGAATTGTCGGAAACACGATACCAGAAAAAATAGCTTTTATAGCAGAGACAGAGAGGCAGATACAGGTTTACGAGATGGCTATTAAAGCGCTGGAGAGCGGTGAAACGGAGGGGTTTATGGACCGGTGTTACCTGGGGAGTCCTTGTCCATACCAGATGCCCGTGTAATGCTTATAACGCAGCAGCGCATACCGGTACCTGATTCGCAGGACCGTGACTGCGTAAAGATAGCTGGCATGGCTCTGGTGTATGCACAACCAGTAAGACCAGCAGCGGATGTGCCTATGGAGAGATAATGGAGGACCATACGGCCAGGGGTTCCGGTCTGGCGCACATCCACTATATCGTTATTTCCGGTGGAACCGGAGGAAAGGAACTGTATGATTACAAGGAGTATCATTGATGGACAAGGACAAGAACATATGAGTATATGTGTTGATTGCCGTTTGAACAGCAGCCGGATTTGTAACGGAAAAAGGATTATCCTTGAAAATAATCATAAAAATAACAGTTACATAATCTATGAAATGCAGGGGGCGCTATATAAAAAAGAACTTGCAAAAGGTAAAGAGGAAACCCTTGAGTTAGTAGAGTTTCAAAAGTGGCTATCAGAGCATGGATATATAGAGGATGAACACGCTTGCAAAGAAGCTAGAGAAAATCTGAATAAGCAAGCAAATTAGAATTTTGGAGGAAAAGAAAGATGAAAATTGAAAACGAAAAAGAGTTATTTGAGGCTTTATGTAAGGTTGATGATGGACATTTTATCATCGTGGAAAATGGTTGTGTGGAAGTATACTCCAGAGATAATTTTGTCCCCACACCTATGTCAAATAATTTAGCATCGTGTAAATAGGGAGGGCAAATGAAAAAGAAACATAAAAGACGTTGCCATGCAAAGGGTAGACTGATAGTATGGCCTGGTCGTATGGACCGGTGCCAGAAGAGTGATTGTAAAAAGTGTCATTGCTATTATTAATATTTAGTGGCGGTGTGTGGTACACAGGGCGGGGTTCAACTCCCCGGACAGACCATGGTGGAAAGTAAGAGGGTGCCGGTTCGACTCCGGCCGCCGCCAACTTAGCAATTAAAGAAGAGGAGATGGGTACAGAGTGGGAGTCAAAATACTATTTCAGAGATTGAGATGTAAACATTTAAATAAGAAATGTTTAACTAATTTTGGTGGAGATATGATTAATGTAGTTAGTAATCACAGACATATCTATCGTAGTGCATGGGAGTGTGAAAACTGTGGAAAGATCATATATAGTGAAAAGCTGGAACCAACTTGCAAAATTACTAATTGGACATTGGAGCGGTAGAAATGCAAATTTCAAGGCGAAGAGAAGGAGAATAGTATATTAACATTTAAGGTGGAGGTATGGAGATGGACAAATACAAGAATGGTGACATTGTTAGATGGTTTTTAAATCCGAGTGATTATATCCCTGGCGTAGTTGTTGAGGTATGTGGAGATGGCACCTATTGGGTGGAGCATAGTAACGGACAACAGCGACATTACAAGGAAACAGAACTGGCTTTACACAATCCACAAGATTAGCATTTAAGGGGAGATAGATGATGAATGAAGATAAGTATAATGGATGGAATGATGATGGAGGTTTGCAGCCAATCGAAAATGCCCCTTTTGTGGTGGTAGCGCGAAACTCTGCGATAATGGATTTGAAGCGCCGATTATTGATCCGGAATCGGGAGCCTATGTAGATATGGAAATTTCAGAGGGAGATATATTTTGGTGCGAATGCGAATCATGCGGTGCTATGACACAAGGAGAAGATACACCTGAAGATTCAATTAGTAAATGGAATACTAGGGTAGACTGAAATAGAGAAATTAAGGTTTTCGGAAGAACCGGAGGAAAGGAAAACATATGGGAATTGATTTGAGCAGATTTAAGGTAATCCACGGAGACAAGGTATTAAATGCAGTGGCGCTTATGGAGGTAAGGATGCCGGAAGGAACGTGGGAAAATAGAGAGACTATTGTTAAGCCTAAAATACTTGAAATTTTGGCTATTAATGAGGATGGGAACATTGTATCTATCATGGATGAGGCGTGGATGTTTCAGTTTCTTCCCATAGTCTCGAATTAGCATTTGGCTGCCGACTGCCAAGTGTCGGAGAAAGCAGGAAATATGATAATAACAGGAATGAAACATTTTGAAAGTGTATGCAAAAGAAAACTTGTAGATTGGTATAACTGTGACGTGGAGACAAAAGGCACACGCATTGATTTGGATGATGTTTATATTGTATGGGCTTGCAAGACTTTACAGAACTACAAGTGTTTAGCTTCAACTTCGGTTAGTGGAGACGGTATTTATGCTGAGTTTACGTATAATGGGGACAAACAGGAATTATACGAAGATGTATACAAAAAATTGACGAATACTTGCCATAGAGAAGAATAGTTAAACTGACATTTGTGGTAGTTGTGAGAGAACAAATAGAACATAGAAAGGAGCGTGTACATATGAAGGTCGGAGAGTATTTAAAAGAGCAGCGTGAACAGCAGGGCCTATCCCATGCAAAGCTGGCGAAGGCCGCCGGAGTGTCTAAGCGCTCCCTTATCTATTGGGAGCAGGGTAGGGATATGAGTGTGGAGGTGGCCGATAAGGTGCTCAAAGCTCTGGGAGCAACCTATAAAATAGGTGCATGATTGTGCACCAAAACTGAAACTTTGATACGAAAGGAGAATCAGGAGATGTGCAAGGAGTGTATTAAAAAGGTACTTGAATGGTACAGCTTTGGCATCATCGTAGGAGCAGGATTTTATATAGGACTGAATCTTGCAGTACAGCTCCTAAAGGTGGTAACAGACGTAATGAGCCAGTGGTGTCTATGAGAAAGAAAGGCAGAATCATGAACTGTCGAAGAAGATGTTTGGAGGTGTCTGATTGAAGTTGAAATTTATTTCTTGTGTGATTGCTATTATCATTACAACAATAGTAGTGTATGTGAGACTAAATATATTTGCATATTTATTAAAAATAGTATGATATTTGAGGGGTAAAGGATGAAAGTAGAACATGAAAGCATGTTAGATTTTATAGTCAAATACATAAAAGAAAAAGGATACCCGCCTACTACAAGAGAAATATGCCACGGAACCCGATACCAATCAACCGCATCGGTGAATACGCATCTCAAAGCGATGCGAGATGCAGGCCTGATAAATTATGTTGATGGAAGTCCGAGGGCTATTACAGTGGCAGGATACCAATATGTAAAAAAGAATATAAATAAAGAGGAGATAGTACGGAGGTAAAATGATGGGAATAGCTGATGCATTTGCAAAAGAGGATAGAGTAGAAGTGACTTTTTCGGATTTTTATAAGCTGATGAAGGAGAGTACCAAGGCCGAAATTGTAATGAATGCAGTGAATTGTAATGTTCCGCACAAATACATACGTGAGATGGCCACAGGAAGGCCTGAGAACATAGATTTAAAAGTTAATATGAAGTGCAAAGACAATGGAAACGTTGATGAGATTGCTGATGCTATACATAAAAAATTTGAAGAACATATAAGCGGTGACGGAAGGGATGAGCGTGTTGATGGGGGTGCGAAAAAGGCCGCATCACGAGATATTAAGCTCACATACTAACCTTTGGAAGAAAAAATAAAATAGAGATACAGGAAATACATGGCTCCCATGCAGAGGGGGAGCCGCCGAAGAAAAAACTCGGGGCATGTATTGAACGAGGTGAGTTACAAATGGACGAAAATAGGTTAAAGGACGAATTGATAGCAAAGTTGTCCAGCAATGTGGACACAACGGTATTGCAGATGGTTGATACGGCCCTCGCATCCGTATTAAGCGATTACGAAGTGGCAAAACGCAATACACAGCTGAGTACAGGGGTATTGAGATTTCCCGAACTGGAAATTTACATCGCTAAAATGCGGTTTGATAATAAAGCAAAGAGCACCATTGACCAATACAGCAAATTTTTGGGGGATATGCTGTGCTATCTGGGGAAACCAGTGGACAAGATTCAGGACTTCGACATCATGAACTTCCTAAACTTTTATGCAGAGACAAATGGAATATCAGATAGCACCAAGAATCATAAACGCCTGATAGCCAGTTCATTCTTTACGTTTTTGCATAAACGCGGATACATAATAAAAAATCCTATGGCCACGGTGGATACGATTAAGTACACAGCGCAGGTCCGGGAAGCATTGACGCAAAAGGAAGTGGAGCGCATGAGAGTGGCGTGTGGAGAAAACCTAAGGGACAATGTGGTGCTGGAGCTATTCCTGGCATCCGGATGCCGAGTATCAGAAGTGGCCGGCATGAGGGTGGAAAACATTGATATGAAGCAAAAGACAGTGATTGTACTGGGGAAAGGAAAAAAAGAGAGGCCTGTATTCTTCTCTGACCGTTTACTAGTTTACCTGGAAAAGTATCTGAATGGCAGGCGTGAGGGCCCGGTGGTTATTTCTGTGAGGGCTCCGCATCAGGGAATCAAAAAGAATGCCATGGAGAATATCGTCAGAGAGATTTCAAAGAAGGCCGGAATCGAAAAGAGGGTATTCCCACATCTTCTGAGGCACACATTTGCCACACATGCGCTTAATAAGGGAATGCCGCTGGAATCACTGAGCGACCTGATGGGCCATGCGTGTATCGAAACAACGCGCATTTACGCAAAGAACCATATGTCAAAGATACGGTATGAATACGATATGTATGCATCGTAGAAAGGAGTATGTTTCATGGGAGAGGTCGTAATGTATGACTTATATGACGAGGGGGAGTATGCTGGAAGGTATCCAATAGCAGCATTGGCCGTCATGTTAAGCATCCAATATCCCCGCTTGATAGCCAATTATGCAAGGGAGGGAAGGACATACCGTAAACGGTATCAGTTTGAGCGGGTAGACGAGCCGATAGGTGCCGAACTGGCAGAGGAATGGGATAAGGAGCGGCAGAGCTTTTTAAGAGGGAGGAGGTAATACCGATGGGAAAGGTTAGGCCATTAAATCATTGCAAGTATGGTATCAGTGGTAAACGATTCAAGGAGTTATATTATTGGTGCCTACAATATGATGAATGGAAGGATGAGCTTAAGTACAAGACGGATACAGTAAAATCCATAGAAATAACCGATATGCCGATGACACACAACGGAAGCGATGCAACGCAGCAATTGGCAATCAGGAGGGCTCAGTTGGCCAAGAACTGCGAAATGGTTGAACAGACCGCCATGGATGCAGATCCGGAAATCTATCAGTATCTGATTAAGGCCGTGACGGACGAGAATGTCACGTACCGATATTTGGAGATGGTAATGGGTATTCCGTGTGGAAGGAAAATGTATTATGACCGGCGCAGGAAGTTTTATTGGCTTTTAGATCAGAGAAAAAATTATTAAAAAAGGGGGACTCACGGGACAAGTCAATGTGTTATACTGGTTTCATGAAAATTGGGCACATGATACCGAACACCCTTTGATTATTAAAAATTATTGATACACTCTCCGGGGCCACGGACCGTCACAGGTTCGCGGTTCCTTTGATTTTAAGCCAAAATTGAAGGCGAGGTGAACCAGATGGCATTAACACCAAAACAGAAAATATTTGTAAATGAATACCTGATTGACCTTAATGCAACAAGGGCATATAAGGTAGCATATCCTAATATTACAAAGGAAGAAACTGCCGCTGCTGCCGGAGCCAGATTGTTAAGAAATGTTAAGGTTGCAGAATATATCCAGGAGCGCATGAAGGACCGGGAAAAGCGTACTGAGATTACGCAGGACTGGGTATTGGAGGAACTGCGCAAGATTGCCAATGCAAACGGCACCGATTTTGCACAGGTTGTGCGGGAGCCGATTATTCGAAACAATTCTTACGTGGTGGATCCTGATACTGGACAAGTACAGACAAGGGAAGTAGTTCGAATAACACCGACAGCAGAACTGCAAGAAGAGAAGAGAGTGGCCATCTCCGCAATCAAAGAAACTAGATATGGGATTAATGTGGAGACTTACGACAAGGTAAGAGCCTTAGAGCTCCTGGGGCGCCATCTGGGAATGTTCAAGGATAAGGTGGAGCTGTCCGGCCAAGTTGCTACCACAAACCCTTACGCTGGATTAACAACTGAAGAACTGAAGAAGCTGATACATGGTGGATAGAGAGACCATAATCAGGGGAGCAAAGATAGAACTTGCACGACGCGAGTTCTTTTACTATTGCAATTCGAAGGCTCCTGATTTCTATAAGGAGGACCGCCAATATCTAATTGAACTCTGTAATGCCTTCCAGGATTTCATTCAGTCTGATGATGAGGTAATGATAGTCAATGAACCGCCCAGGCACGGAAAAAGTCGCACGGCTGGCCTGCTGGTTGAATGGGTACTGGGCAATGACCAGACGCAGAAAATCATGACTGGATCCTACAACGAGACGCTTTCCACCATGTTTTCGAAGAACGTACGTAATGACATCCAGGAGGAGAAAGCAGACGAGAACCGGATTGTGTTTTCCGATATATTCCCAGGTGTATCCATCAAGCGCGGTGACGGCGCCATGAATCTCTGGAGCCTGGAGGGCGGATTTAATAACTATCTGGCCACATCCCCGACCGGTACGGCTACCGGTTTTGGCGCCACGTTGCTCATTATTGATGATCTTATCAAGAATGCAGAGGAGGCCAACAACGAGTTGACCAAGGAGAAACGCTGGCTCTGGTTTACGGACACGATGCTGTCACGACTGGAGGAAGGCGGAAAGATTATCATTATCATGACCCGATGGGCCAGTGATGACCTGGCAGGCCGGGCTCTGGAACATTTCAGAGAGGCTGGGGCTAAACTCAGACATATCAGCATGAAGGCGCTTTTAAATCCGGATACACATGAGATGCTCTGCCCAGAAGTGCTGTCTTACAAGTCCTACAAGGCTAGGATACGGGCTATGGGCGCTGATATCGCATCCGCAAACTATCAACAAGAACCAATTGACCTAAAGGGCAGGCTGTACACTAGTTTCAAGACCTATTCAGGAGAGCTGCCGCAGTTCAAGGAGATACGCAATTACACGGATACGGCAGATACCGGCGAGGATTATTTGTGCAGCATCAATTATGGTGTTACCTTTGCCAACGAGGCATATATCCTGGATATTCTATATACCAAGGACCCCATGGAAGTCACAGAACCGGCTACGGCCAGGATGCTGTTGGAAGGAGCGGTCAACCTGGCCAGGATTGAGTCTAACAATGGTGGCCGCGGGTTCGCACGTAATGTGCGCCGTATCCTGGAGCAGGAGCTGGACAGCAATTACACTACAATCAAGTGGTTTACACAGACACAAAATAAACAGGCTCGTATTTATTCCAACTCTTCCTGGGTGATGCAGCATATCTATTATCCAGAAGACTGGAAGAACCGATGGCCTGAATATTATTATGCAATGATAAAATATCAGCGTGAAGGTCAGAACAAACACGATGATGCTCCGGATGCAACAACGGGGATTGCCGAGAACTGTGCCAAGAAGGGCGGCATATCGGTCTTAAAATAAAGGAGGTGGTGGGATGCCACAGGTTATGTCAATTGACATAGTAAAGGAGCTGATAAAGAGCTATTCTGTTGGGCATCGGCATTTCATACGGGAATCCAAGGTAGCAGAACGATATTATGAGAATAAGAACGACATTCTCTACGGGACCAGAAAGAGTCGGGAGAATGACCCGCTGCGGAATGCTGACAACCGGATACCACGGAACTTTCATGGCTTGCTGGTCAACCAAAAGGCAGCATATATGTTTTCGGCTCCTCCACTATTTGATGTGGGTAATGATACCGTGAATAAGCAGATAGCAGATATGCTGGGGGATAAATATGCTAAGGCGTGTAAGGACCTGTGCATTAAGGCGTCGAATTGCAGGGTGGCATGGCTACATTACTGGAAGGATGATGCTGGAAACTGGAAGTATGGGACCATAGACCCAAAGCAGATTATCCCGGTGTATTCCACAGATCTGGACCGCCAGCTGGATGCAGTGTTACGAAATTATAAGACAAGGGATGCCATGGATGGAAAGGTAATCTATGTCTGGGAATACTGGACGGCAGAAAGGTGCTGCGTGTATAAGAAAAAGAGTAGTTCCATTTCAGAAACGGGATTAGAGGCATATAACATATTCGAGATGGCTGATTCACCAGATGGAAGTGCACAAATGATTAATGACTTTGAGCATGGTCTTGGAGAGGTGCCATTTATACCATTCTACAATAATAACATTCCCACAGATGATCTGGTCAACGTGAAGCCGCTGATTGATGCCTATGACAAGGTATTCAGCGGCTTTTTAAATGATCTGGAGGATATACAGGAAATTATTTTCATACTGACAAATTACGGAGGAGAGGACCTTAAAACATTTGTCAATGATTTAAAGCAATACAAGGCAATCAAGATAGAAACCGATGGCACTGGCGGAGGTGGAGGTGTAGAGGCCCTAACCATCAGCATCCCGATTGAAGCCAGGGAAAAATTCCTGGAGATTACCAGGAAAGCAATCTTTGAACAGGGGATGGGAGTAGATCCGGACCCACAGAAGTTTGGTAACACTTCAGGGGAAGCACTAAAATACCTGTACTCCCTTTTGGAGCTGAAGGCGGGCCTGATGGAGACGGAGTTTAAGCTGGGGTTTGGTCAGTTGGTGCGGGCTATATGTCATCATCTGGGGGCAGAGTGTAAGCAGATAACGCAGACATGGACCAGGACGGCCATCCGGAGCGAATCGGAACTGGCTGACATCGCTACAAAAAGCACGGGCGTCATCTCCCATAAGACCATTCTTAAGAATCATCCATGGGTGGAAAATGCAGAGGAGGAAGAAAAACAGCTGAAGAAGGAAGAAGATGAAAATGTGCAGAAGGTGGATTTGTACCAGCAGGCATTCAAGCAGCAGGGAAAACAGGAGGAAGAGGAAGAGGAAGAGGAAGGCGGTGAAGGGGATGAGACTTAAATCAGTCTGTATTAATGAGAAGGAGCAGATTTTCCTGGATGGAATAGAAGTTAATAATGTGACAGATTACAAATTAGAAAACTCCGCCGGGTCAAATGAGCCAGCGAAGTTGACGGTGACGATGTTGGTTAATGTAGACCAAGTTGGCTCTGCATTGCAGAGGTGACTACACCAACAGATTTGACAGAATCCTCATTCCTTGGTGTTTCAACAGTGCCGATGAGGATGTGATAGACCAAAGAAAAAGTAAAAGCAATGAAGGGAGGCGAGGCTCACGGCTAAGAATACGGGCTATTGGGGAAAACGCATGGCTTCTCTGGAGGACGAACAGTACCGGCGGAGCGCTGCTTACTACAAGGATGTCCAGCGCCAATACACAAGGGCAACAAACAGCATCCAGATGGATATTATGCGGTGGTATCAAAGACTGGCCGACAACAATGGAATTAGCTACGCAGAGGCAAAGAAACTGCTAAGGCAAAACGAGCTGGAAGAATTTAAATGGACAGTCGAGGACTACATAAAGGCTGGCGAGGAGAATGCGATTGACCAGCGCTGGATGAAAGAGTTGGAAAACGCTTCCGCCCGGCATCACATCTCCTATTTGGAGGCGATGGAACTCCAGATGCAGCAGCATGTGGAGTCGCTGTCTACAGAATTTGAAAGCGGGATAACAGATTATCTACATAAAGCTTACGATGAACAGTATTATCGAACAGCCTTTGAGATGGCAAAGGAAACCAGAGTGGGAACTAACCTGGCACGGCTGGATAACAGGAAGATAGAGCTTATCATCAAAAAACCATGGGCACAGGATGGAGAAAATTTCTCAAGCCGTATCTGGACTAATAAAGACAAACTGGTCAGGAACCTGCATACCGAGCTAACACAGAACATTATACGCGGTGAGTCCCCGCAGAGAGCTATAGATAGTCTGTCAAAGACCATGGAGGTCAGCAGAAGCCAGGCCGGGCGCCTTATTATGACAGAATCGGCCGCCATATCATCAGTAGCCCAAAAGAACTGTCTAAAGGAACTGGGGGTGGAGAAGTATGAGATTTTGGCCACACTGGATAACCAGACCTCTGAAATATGCAGAAATATGGATGGCAGGGTTTTCGATATGAAGGACTATGAGGTTGGCATCACAGCACCTCCCTTTCATCCCAATTGTAGAACTACCACGGTTCCGTATTTTGACGATGAGTTTACAACGGGAGAACGGCGGGCGGCCAGAGATGACGATGACGAGACATCTTATGTACCGGCGAACATGAAGTATAAAGAGTGGAAAAGACAGTTTTTAGGGGCAGGAGATGGATAACATGATACGATGTAGATATCCACCGTCCAGAAATGACTGGTGACATTTTATTGCAATATCGTAATAGAGGAATCGAGATAGGCACGCAGGTTTATCCTGATGTGTTTTTTTATATCAAAAAGAGAGGAAGAGAATATGAAAAAAGAAGATTTTGTCGCTCTGGGAATCAGCGAGGAGCTGGCGTCTAAAGCGGAACAGGAATCAAAGAAGGAGTTGGAGGGCTACGTCCCTAAAACGGACCTGGAGGCCCTCAACGCCACAAAGGCCCAACTGGAGAAAGACATTAGGACCAGGGACAAACAATTGGAGGAACTGAAGAAGGCCAGTGGCAGCAGCGAGGAGCTCCAGAAACAGATTACGGACCTGCAGGCAGAGAATAAGGCTGCCAAAGAGAAATATGAGGCGGATATGAAGGAACTGAAGCTGACCACCGCCATCAAACTTGCAATCGGTGACTCCGCCCATGACGCTGACCTTGTGTCCGGACTTGTTGATAAAAGCAAGCTGCTCCTGGGGGACGACGGGAAAGTCACTGGCCTTGAAGAACAGGTGAAGGCACTGAAGGAAGGTAAGGCGTTCCTGTTCAAGGATTCTACTCCTGCGGCCGCCAGGCAGGGAAGCGGAAAAACCGGTTATAAACCCAAGGCCGGCGAGACATCAGAGGGTGGCTGGGCCAAGACAGTGGCGGTAAGTCTGAACAAAGAAACCTCAAAAAACCCCTATGCGGATGCATGGGCAACAAAATAGAGAAAGAGAGGAAATGACATGTATTTAGTAAAGAAGACGTACGATAATTCTCCGGAGTTCCTGCGGAATGAGCATTATGAGAACATCACCTGTACGGTACTGGACACCGGGGTGACAGCGGACACCGAGGGGAAGAAATTTGTTCTGGCAGGCAGCCTGCTGGACAAGGACGGAAAGGTGGTAAAGGTTACGCGCAGCGGGAGCTCCGGGGCTTATACGTACACATTTTCCACGGAACCCGTTGGCATTCTTTTCGCAACCACAGAGGTCACATACGGACAGCAGGCTGGGGCCCTGATGATTGCCGGTTCCGTCAACACGGAGCGGCTGCAGGGGGAATACCTGGTTGATGCCGTGGACCAGATGGTGGAAAAGATGCCATTTATTAAATTTTTTGTAGATGGAAGCCTGAAGGTCAAGGCCGCCACACCCACAGTATAAGGAGGATTAAGACATGCCAAGAGTAGAAGAATTATTAACACCACAGGAGCTGATTGATTATACGAAAGAAAGGCAGACCGAAGCCTATATGGGTGAGGTGCTTTTCCCGGAACGCAAGACCGAAGCAATGGAAATTAAGATGATTAAGGGTGCGTCCGACCTTCCTGTATCTGCCCATATTCATGCGTTTGATACGGAGACAGAACTGGGCTCCAGAGAAGGCGCTGATTACAGCATGCAGGACCTGGCCCTCATCAAGAGGAAAATCCGCCTGGGCGAGAAGGAAATTATTGCCCTTGAAAGCCCCAGGAATGACCAGGAAGAGGCGGAGATGGTCCGGAAGATTTACAGTGACGTGGATAACCTGGTGGCGGGAGTGAAAACCAGGGTCGAGTGTCTGAGAATGGAAGCCCTGTCCACAGGAAAGCTTTCCATCAATGAGAACGGCTTCAAGGCAAGCATTGATTATGGAATCCCGAGCACGCATAAGGCTGATAAGACATGGGGGAGCGGTGACCCCACTATCTTGGAGGATATGGATGCCTTTGTGGACCGGATTGTAAAAGACACCGGGTTCACACCAACACGGGCATTGACATCCAAGACCAATCTGAACCGCATTTTACGGGACCACAGGATACGCGCTGCAATCTACGGTGTGAACAGTGACCGGGTGCTTACCAGGGCGGAGCTGAATGCTTTCCTGGCTCAGCAGAGCCTGCCGCAGATTGCCATTTATGACAAACAGTACCGCCAGCAGGATGCAAAGGGGAAATATTCGTCCGCGCGCTTCCTTCCGGAATCTGCATTCATTATGATGCCGGATGGGAAACTGGGGGATACATTCTATGGCCTTACGGCCGAGGAGCTGGAGCTCCGTAAGAATCCGGATGTGGATGTGTCTGCTGTGGGGAATATCGTGGTGGTACAATATGACACGGTAGACCCTGTCGGCCGGTGGATTAAGGCAGTTGCCACGGCCATGCCGTCGTTCCCGTATGCAGACCAGGTATTCATTGCTACCATTTCGTAAGGAGGGGCCATGGACCTAATGAAGCTGAAGGCATTATTGGGGATACCTGAAGGCGACACAACACAGGACATCGCCCTGCAGTTCCTTATGGAGGATGTGGATGAGACTATCCGGAATTACTGCAACTTAAAAGCAGTTCCGGCAGGCTTGACCAGCACATCATACCGGATGGCAATAGACCTGTACCGGTATGAGCGTCCCGGGGATGGGGAGGCGCCGGCCCGGGTATCATCCATATCGGAAGGGGACACATCCACCAGCTTTACAAGTGCGGCGGATGCCTTATCAGGCGGTATCCTGAAGGATTACCAGGGGCAGCTTAACCGGTACAGGAAGCTGGGGTGGTAGAATGGTAAGTGAGGCAATCAAACGGGCACAGAGGATGCACAGGAAGGCCATAGAGGCCACTTACGATGGAACATGCAGGATTTACGGCATGAAGCCCATAAGAGACCCTGTGACAAAGGTGACGAGGCAGGAGGAGGTTTTAAAGCAGGAGGAAATCCCTTGCCATTTGTCTTACTCCAGTACGGCGCCGGCGGCTGGAAGCGATACGGTTACATCTGCGGTGCTGACCATCAAACTGTTTCTGGCCCCAGAGCTTGTGGTTCCCCCGGGATGCCGGATTGAGATCACCCAGCAGGGGCGGACGGAGAGTTATGCCCAGAGTGGAAAGGCTGCGCTCTACTCTTCTCACCAGGAAATCATGCTGGAATCATGGAAGAAGTACGCATAATGGCGAAAAGTGGAAGTTTCGATTTTAGGGAAATTGAAAAACTACAAAAGCAGATAGAACGTCTGGAGCAGGAACGAGAGGCCTTCAACCGGGAATGCATCCTGGAACTGGCATCCCGCCTGCTGAGAAAAGTTGAGTTAAGGACACCGGTAGGCAAGGCTCCTAAACTGGATGGACCGAAGACAGTAAAGGTAAAGGGGTCTGATGGCAAGACAAAGACCTTCTTGTCAAAGAACGGCGCTATAAAGCAAAAATACTGGGCCGGATACCAGGGAGGGACATTAAGACGTGGCTGGACGGTGGGCGACATCCAGAAAATAGGGGATAACTACCAGGTTGAGATTATCAATCCGGTAAAATATGCCTCCTACGTGGAGTATGGCCACAGACAGACACCCGGCCGCTATATTCCGGCCTTAGGCGTAAGTGCAAAAAAAGCCTGGGTTACTGGAAAGTTTATGATGACCATATCGGAAAAAGAAATCAATGACCTGGCGCCGAAACTGATAGAGAAAAAACTGGAAGCAAAACTTCGGGAGGTATTTGATGCTTAATGATATCATGGATGCTGTTACCGGGCGTTTATATGAATTGTTTGGTGACGGATATACAATTTATACGGATGACGTTAAACAGGGCTTGGAGGAGCCTTGTTTTTTTGTGCAGTTCTTGGAACCGTCTGAAAAGCCGATGATTGGCAGGAGGTATTTCAGACGAACGGATATGTGCATCCAGTACATGCCCGGGGATATCCCCCAGATATCAGAAGAACTGAATCGAGTATCTGACATCCTCATGGATGGGATGGAGTACATCACCTTATCGGACAGCGGCCTGCTGCACGGGACTAACCGTAGCCATAGAGCAGAGGAAGGTGTGCTCAGCTTCTTTGTCAGTTACAATATGTTCGTCATGAAACCGGAGCCACAGGAGGCGTCAATGGAGGGGCTGGAGGCCAACACACAGTTAAGGAGGTTTGGGAATTGAAAGAAACAAAACAGGGAGAAGCAACATTTTTAAAACAGGAACTGCTGGAGGCGGAGTGCTACCAGGGAAAGAAGGACCTGGTGAGTGCTCTGTTGGAGGATGGCAGGAAGTATTCACTGAAAGAAGTGGATGCGGTAATAGATAAATTCATGAAAGGAAAGGTGAAATAAATGTTAGGAGGCGGGAGCTTTACGGCTCAGAACAAAGTACTTCCCGGTGCTTATATCAATTTTGTGAGTGCTGCCAGCAGTGTAGCGGTACTATCAGACCGTGGGACGGCGGCAATCCCTCTGGAGTTTGGCTGGGGGCCGGAAAAGGAGGCTTTCATTGTGACAGCCCAGGATTACCAGGAGCGGTGCCAGGAGATATTCGGGTATCCGGCAGATGCGCCGCAGATGTGGCAGGTCAGGGAATTATTCAGGAACCTGACGAAAGGTATCTTTTACCGGCTCAATGGAGGAGTTAAGGCTGCTTGTGATTATGGACAGGCGAAATACAGTGGTGTACGAGGCAAGGACCTGATGCTGGTCATCAGCGCCAATGTGGACGACAGCACGAAGTTTGATGTGAAAACCATGCTTGATAAAAAGGAGGTGGACCGCCAGACCGTGGCGGCGGCATCAGAGCTTAAGGATAATCTGTACGTTGTGTTCAAAAAGGATGCAACTCTGGCAGCAACGGCTGGAATCCCATTTACTGGTGGGACGAACGGGGAAGCGGTGAACGGAGAGGACTATGCACAGTTCTTGGCCAGGATGGAGTCCTATACATTCCAGACATTGTGCTGCCCATCCATGGATGATGCAGTCAAGGCTGTATTTACGGAGTATACCAGGCGGATGCGTGACGAGGCCGGCGTGAAGTTCCAAACAGTGATGTACCGGATGGCTGATGCGGACTATGAGGGAATCATATCCGTGGAGAACAAAGCGGCAGAGCTGGAGCAGGGGCTTGTGTACTGGACCTGCGGGGTTCAGGCGGCCTGTGCGGTTAACAAGACTAACGAGAACCGCGTATACGACGGTGAACTCACGGTGGATGTGGATTACACGCAGGAACAGCTTGCGAGGGCTGTCCGTTCGGGAAAATTCATGTTCCATCGCGTAGGTGATGATGTACGAGTCCTGATGGATATTAACACGTTGGTGACCTTTACGGAAGAGAAGAAGGAAGATTTCTCGAATAATCAGACTGTGCGCGTCCTGGACCAGATAGGGAATGATATCGCATCCATGTTCAATACAAAGTATCTGGGCATCATGCCAAATGACGATGCGGGTCGGGTGAGCTTCTGGAATGACATTGTAACCTATAATAAAGAACTGGCAAGGCTGCGGGCGATTGAGGATGTGGAGTCCAAAGAAATCACGGTAGGGCGTGGGAACAGCAAGAGGTCTGTTGTGGTGAATTGCCCGGTGACACCGATTAACTGTATGTCGCAGTTATATATGACAGTAGTTGTTTCATAAGGAAGGAGATACATAGATGAATGATATAACCATGAATGCATGGGAGGCAATCAGCGCAACGAAGGCAGAGTGTTTCATTACAATTGATGATGAACGGTTCCTGTTCATGCAGGCGCTAAACCTGGAGGCAAAGATTGAAAAGGTAAAAGCAGAGGTTCCAATACTTGGGCGCATGATGAAAGGCAACAAGGCCATCGGCCTGAAGGGGTCCGGTTCCGCAACATTCCATTATAATACGAGCCGTTTTAGGGAATTGATATATAGGTTCCAGAACACAGGGAAAGACGTATATTTTGACATACAAGTGACGAATGAAGATCCATCGTCCAGTGTGGGGCGACAGACAATCATCCTGAATGATTGCAATATAGACAATCTGGTCCTGGCAAGATTTGATGCAGATGCGGAATACCTGGAGGATGAGTTTGATTTCACTTTCGAAGGATTTGAAATGCCAGAAGCCTTTGCTGATATTCCAGGAATGCAGTAGAAAGAGAGGATAAGAGAATATGGGAGATTTAAGCAGATTTTTAAAGAAGAATAAAATCAAAAAAGAAAACATGAGAATTCCGGCAACCCAGTCACTTGTGGATGAGTCGGGCGCCCCATTATTGTGGGAAATAAGGCCTCTGACAACAAAGGAGGACAACGAAATAAGGGATACCTGTACATCAGAGGTGCAGGTCACCGGAAAGCCCGGGATGTTCCGGCCGAAGTTTGACGGGAATAAGTACCTTGTCAAAATGGCTGCGGCCTGTATCGTGTCCCCAAATCTGAACGATAAAGAATTGCAGGACTCCTATGGCGTGATGGGCGCAGAAAAACTGATTATGGAGATGATTGACAATCCTGGCGAGTTCAATGCATTCATGGATAAGATACAGGAATTCCACGGATTCAAGCAGACATTCCAGGATAAGGTGGAAGAAGCAAAAAACTAATAGAAGGGGACAGCCTGGAGGCGAATATAGCCTACTACTGTCTCCACAAGCTTCATCGGTGGCCGCATGAGTTTCTTGACCTTTCAGAGGAGGAACGGGCTTATGTGGTCGCCGCAGTAGAGACTAAAATGAAAAATGATAAGAAGAATCGGGAGACAGCCAATAAGAATACTGGCAGAGGAAAGAGAAGAAGGCGGAGAAGGTAGTAATTGGGAGTCTGATGTGGTATAATGAGGAAAACACATTACGGAGGGAACCAATATGTCTGTGAGTATTACACCAGAAGCGTATCCATATCTGGCAATAATTGCAGTGGTAGTAGTTATGATTTTTATAGGTATAAATGCTGCAAGCAAGTCATCTAAGAAGAAATCAAAAGCTCGTCAGGAAAAATTTCAGGAGTTGAAGGATTTGGGTATAAAGTTTCAGTATACATTATCCCTGTTTAGTGGCTTGAAGATACCTGAACACACAGCTTGTAAAGTATCAATTTATGAAGATTCGTTAAGCATAGAAGCAAATGGTGTAAAATATGTTTTAAAAAATGATAGAATAAAAGACGTCTGCGCGAAAACAGATATAGAAATACAAAAGCATTATGTATCAAGCGCTGGGGGCGCTGTAGGCGGTGCTGTCCTATTTGGAGCAGTAGGAGCCATGATCGGGGGAAGGGTAAAAGAAAAGACCGATAGGAATATACGCAATTACCTTATTGTAACTTATGATAAAGATGGAGAACCTGATTATATCGCGTTTGATGTAACGGGAAATCCTGAAGCCAGCAAAAGATTGATTGATGAATATAAAGGAAAAACAACACAGAGTGTAATTGAATTATAAGAGGTAGGGCACCCGGAGAAATCCAGGTGCTTTTGTTATGTGGTGAAAGGAGATGAAGTTGTGTCTGCCATATCAACATCCATACAATTAAATGATAGGATGTCGCCAGCTCTGGCTTCTATCACTACTGCCATGAACACGATGATTGGCAGTTTTGGGGCTGCACAGACGGCCAGCGAGACAGCAATAAATACTGCCCAATGGGAGGCGGCAGTACAACAGGTAAATAGCGCTTCAGCAGCAGTGGTACAGTACCAGGAAGAACTGGAACGCGTACAAAACAAGCCGGTAAGCGCACCAGAACCAACTTGGGCGCAAACAGCAGAACCAAAAGTATTTACCAATACTGGAGAGGATAGGTTTGCATCTGAATATCAAGCGGCCAACCAGATGGCTCAGCAGTTATATCAGACACAGCAGGCCATATCGGCTCAAGCTCAAAAGATGATAGTAACGCCGCCCGGGATGCAGAATGATATGGCATCGATCCAGAACCGTATCCAGTCATTGTCAAACCAGGTACAACGGCTTAATAATATACCTGTTAATCTGAGGACAGAACAGACGAATAACCAAATAGAGGCGATGAGAGGAAATCTTGGTCAGATAGTGCCTATCCAGAATGAGCTGAACGCTGCCATTTCACGGATGGACATTGGCGCGGCGAACAAGGCTTATCAGCAGCTTAATTCTGCGGTGAACGTGGCGGAACGGAATATAAGGGATAATGTGTCAGCTCAGGAGCAGTTTAATGAGTCTGTCCAAAGCGGGGGTAATGCATACGACGGTCTTGCGGGAAAGATTGGGCGGATAGCAGGGGTGTTAGGAATTGGCCTTATGGTGAAGGAGGCCGCCCAAATGACCTATGAGTCTGCCACCCAGTTAGAAGCTACTGGGGCAAAGTACAATACTGTGTTTTCTGGGATGACGAATTCAGCAGACCAATTCATCTCTGAATTCCAAACTCTAACACCAGCAACGGTTGCAGAGGCCAGGTCGATGGCTTCCGGTATGCAAGACCTTCTGGTACCGATGGGGATGCAGAGGGAACAAGCTACGGAAATGACCGGGGAATACATGCACTTAATTGGTGCACTGACTAATTTTAATAGTGCCACAAAGAGTGCAGAGGATGTTTCGGGGGCATTTCAATCTTCGCTATCTGGTGAATATGATTCTTTGAAAGGATTAGGAATTCAAGTTAATGAAACAATTGTGAAACAACAGGCAGTTGCAATGGGGCTTGCTTCCAGCACTGATGCGGTGAGTAATGCGGCAAAGGCCCAGGCTGTTCTGGAATTGGCTTATCAGCAGAGCGGTGATGCCTTGGCCGCTTATAATGAAAATGCCTTGGATACTACAACCAGAATGCAGTTATTGCAAAAAGGTTTTCAGGATGCGTTTGGTAATGCAGGACAGAGCGCATTACCCCAGATTAATAATCTGCTTATGCAGGTCCAGGCCAGGATGCCGCAGATTAATTCCGCGATTGTGACATTTGCAAATGTGTTTGGTGGATTCATCCAGATAGGTACGGAGGCATTTGGGATAATCATGGATGTTGGTGGCGCAGTGGCAGATAACTGGTCTTGGTTAGCGCCTATTATAGGAGGCGTTACAGCGGCGTTGGTTGCATACAATGGGGCGGCTTTAGTATATAACACATTGCAGGGAATTAGTAATGGACTAAAAACTATCGCTGCTATAAAGTCTGTTGCCCATGGTGCTGCCGTCTCAAGTGAAATGATGGCAACAACAGGCCTTACGGCCTCTCAACTATCATTTAACGCGGCACTTTACGCTTGTCCTATCACATGGATAGTAGGAGGAATCGTACTATTAATAGCCACAATTTATGCTGGCGTAGCAGTCTTTAATAAATTCGCGGGTACATCTGTCAGCGCAACAGGTATCATAGCTGGAGCCTTTGGTGTATTGGGCGCCCATATTTATAATACAGTTATTTATTTTTGGAATATAATAGCTGAATTTATCAATTTTTTCTATAATGTGTGGAACGACCCAATTGCGGCTGTTCAAATCTTATTCTACGATTTGGCCTCCAACGTCATTGGATATGTTTCTAACATGGCCCATGCTATAGAAGATGTAATCAACAAAATACCAGGCGTGGAAGTGAGCATCACAGCTGGCCTGGACCGGTTCCAGAATCAAATAACGTCAGCAGCTCAAAATGCAAAAAGTGAAGCGGAATGGAAAGAAATCGTAAAGACAAGAGACTTTAAAGATTTGTCATCTGCGGCCTTGGATGCATACGATTGGGGAGCCGCCAAAGAGACAGGATTTAAAAATTTGTTCAACGGTAGCAATGAAGCTGGCGCAGGATACGATGCGACAGCACAGGCGGCCGCAGATAATATCGCACTGAACACTGGCAATACAGCGGGCAATACAGCAGCTATGGCCAATTCCATGGACGTCCTGGACGAGGACCTCAAATACATGCGTGATGCCGCGGAGCAGGAAGTAATCAACCGTTTCACCTTGGCCGAGCTTAAGGTGGATGTCAAGAACAGCAACACCCTGACCAAGAAAACCGACTTTGACGACATGGGCCGGGCGCTGTCCATGTTCACCAGTGAGTTCCTGGCATCCGCAGCGGAAGGAGGGCATATCTGATGGCATACGAAGTGTACATAGACGATATGCTCCTTCCCATTCCTCCTCAGAAAATACCCATCAAGTATCCTGGCCAGAATGAGACAGCTACTCTGATTAATGGAGAGGAAATAAACATAACCCGGCCTCCGGGCCTTGCGGAAATCAGCATTGACGTGGTCCTGCCCCAGATGGACTATCCATGTGCCATGTGGGACGGGAGTGTGGAAGATGCGGAGGAGTTCATCAGCCGCTTGCAGGACCTTAAGGAGAGTGGGGACGCCTTTGAGTTCATCGTCATCCGAGACTCCTTCGACACCAACATGGACGTGACCCTGGAGGACTACAAGGTGTCGGATGATGTGAAGGAGGGCCTGGATTTGGTGGTATCCATCACCATGAAGGAGGCCAGGCATTATGGGACGAAAATTATGAATTTTACTATTATAGAAGACCAGGCGACTCCAACGGCTGAAACACCGGAGGAGAATCGGCCGGCTGAGCAGACGCAGGCCAAAACGTATACTGTAAAATCAGGGGACTGCCTGTGGAACATTGCAAAGAAGCAGCTGGGGGATGGGAGCCGGTGGAAGGAGATTCATGATTTAAACCGGGATAAGATTAGCAACCCCAACTTAATTCACCCTGGCCTGGTGCTAGTGATGCCATAAGGAGTTGAAACAATGAATGTGCATGTATATATACAAAACGGACAGATAGTTTATGAGCCGGCCGTGAAAGGGAGCATAACCTGGGAAACCCAACGCAAGGGACAGCCAGGGAAATGCTCCTTCTCCATTATATCAGATGGAAAACTTAAAATCGAAGAGGGAAACGCCGTCCGGCTGGATGTGAATGGGACCCCCACGTTCTTCGGCTTTATCTTTGAGCGGAGCTGGGGCAGTGACGGAGAGGTCAAGGTCACGGCCTATGACCAGCTCCGGTACCTTAAGAATAAGGACAGCTACAATTATGAGAATAAGACAGCGGGTGAGGTTATCCAGATGATTGCTGGTGACTTCAATCTACGGACAGGTACCCTGGAGGACACTGGGTACCCGATACCTTTCCGGAATGAGCCGGATACGGCACTGTTTGATATTATCCTGAATGCCCTGGACCTGACCATGATGGCCACAGGGAAGATGTTCGTACTGTATGACGATGTCGGGAAACTTACTCTCAGGAATGTGGAGGACATGAAGCTCAATGTGATGATTGATGATGAGACGGCCCAAGACTATGACTTTACAGTCAGTATTGATAAGAATACCTATAATCAGATTAAGCTGTTCCGTGAAAATGATGATTCAAAGAAGCGTGATGTGTTTATGACCAAACACACGGAGAATATCAACAAGTGGGGTGTCCTGCAGATGAGCGAGTCCCTGGACAAGGGGGTGGACGGTCAGAAGATAGCAGAGACATATTTGGGCCTGTACAACCGTCCCTCTAAAAGCCTATCCATCAAGAAAGCATTTGGTGATATCAAGGTACGGGCCGGATGTCTTATACCCGTGTTCCTGGATGTGAAGGACATGCAGCTCAGGAACTATCTGCTGGTGGAAGCCGTCACGCATTCAATTGATAAGGGTGTTCATACCATGGACCTAACATTGAAAGGAGCTGGAATAAGTGGATAATGATTGGATTGAGAACTTAAGAAATATTTCACGGCAGGCAGAGGAGGCGGCAAAACCGTGCAGCGTACTCTTGGGAACTGTGACGGGGACGTCTCCGGTGGCAGTGCAGATAGATCAGAAGATAACTGCCACAGCCGGCCAGTTGCTCATACCACGGTATCTGACGGACCATGTGGAACAGATGTCAATACCGGGAGTGGGTGATGTTGCGGTCACGGTGAAGAATGCCCTGAAAGGCGGGGAGGCGGTTATATTGGTGCAGAAACGAGGGGCGCAGCAGTACCTTGTG